CATCACCATCAAAGTCGGTACGAATATAGCACTCAAACAACTCTACTTCTTGCATCGTAAAGTCTAGGCTTTGTGTCTCGTCTGGCATCTCGCCTGCGCTGTACCTTGCTACTCTTTCAGGAGTATATGTAAGGTCGTTGTACGCTGGCATCTTGTCCACTTGTTTCTGTGGATAGCCCATAGCGATTAAGTCTGATCGTGTCTTGACTGTGCGATGTGCGACAAATTTGGCGTTCTTGATGCTCTTGTCGCGCTTGGCGATTAAGAACTCCTCTGGTGGCACATTCTCTACACAGACCTTACCGACTTCTTTTTTCTTCTTGATGACTACATTGTAAGAAAGGATAGGCATACCCATTGTGTCTATGCCGACTTCCTCGGTCTCTTGGCTAATTAACTCCATCTCGTCATCAGCAAACAGAAGTGTTAGTTCTTCTGCGTTTAGACCTTTGTATTCTTCCTTGGTAGGATCTTCGCTATCTTCCCACCAATACTTTACGATTCCGTTCTTCTGTAGAAGTGCATCCTTCATCCAGTTATGCATGAGGATAACACCATCGTTATCGCTAAAGAACACATAGTTCGTAAGTTCGGTAGCTTGCTTGGCGAACTCCTCGTCTCCTGGCATCCTTGGCTCAAACCGACCTAATTCGTCTGATCCAGCAAAGATACGCATAAGTTGAGGTAAAGCACCATCTACGACCTCGGCTACTTCGCCTGTTACGATCTTAGAACGACCATCTATCTCGTTGCCATACTCGTAACGATTGTAGTAGTTGATCGCCTTTGTGCGTTGCTCTACTGTTTCGGTCTCTACATAGCCGATAGCATCATCTATCTCTGCTTCGAGAATGACCTTTAGTTTCTGTTCATCCATTTATACGATCCATGAAGTTTTTACTGTTATCGGTTGCGACCAAGTAGTGTTTTGTTCCATTCCTAATGCTAAATAACGAAAACTGTCGCTGCCATGACTTGCCCAATCGTGCATTGGCTTGTCAAAAAAGACATTACGCTTTTCATCATAATCGCGCCTATAGTTCCTAAGACAGTCTAGCCCTTGCTTTACCTGTGGCATATTGAACCAACATCTCGGTAAGAGTCTACGGACTGCCTGAATACCATCATCTACAGAAAGTCTTGGCAGAACCCGAACATCTAGTCCAGCTTCTCTCAACACTTCCAATCTGCTCTTGCCTGTGCCTAGTTCTCTTACTTCTACATCGTGTGGTAAGAGTTGCTCTGCTTTCTCCCACTTGTTATCTTTTAGCCAGTTGACATACCAATCGAGTCCTTGACCATGATTCTCTACATAGTCTAGTAGTCTTACTTCTTGTCCTGTTACTTGTGCAGTCCACAAAGCTGTGGAGTCTCCCATTCCGAGATCCCATGCTACATATGTCCTACATAGATCATCTCTCGTAATGTCGCAAAGTCTACCTTTTTCTTCTGCCTCGTTGAGAAGTTTTCCGTAATAGCTTCCCTCCACAGCAGCCGAAAATGAACACTCGAACTCTTGGTTGTACTTGTCCTCGCCCATCTCTTTCTTGGCAGACCATAATTCATCTAAATCTATTAGCTTTGTTTCGCTTGCCTTGAACTGTAGTGCTGCCCATCCTTCTTCTTTTCCTGCTCTGTCAAACAAGTCCTTGAAGTGGTTATTGCCCTTGGGTGTGCCAATAAACAAACACGACCCTTTTCTGTCTGCAAGAGCCGGTCTAATGATCTCGTTCCATATTTTAGGATTCTGATCGCCAATTTCGTCTAGCACTACAGCATCGAAATATTGCCCGCGCAAAGAGTCTGGGTTATCTGATCCGTATAACTGTATTCTTCTACCAAAGAAGTCTACTCTTAACTCCGCTATGTTGGCTACTGCTTCTAGTGGTCTTACGAACTCTGTAAGGTAATCCCAAGCCACTCTCTTTGCCTGGCTATATGTTGGCGCGATATACGCATACCTAGGATTAGGCTTGTCGTTCTTCATAGCACTCTTAATAAGCTGATTGAGTGCTGCTACTGTCTTACCCATCCTACGATGTGCCACACCAACTACAAAGCGATGGCTATCCAACGCATCGTGAATTAACTTTTGCGGTTCTCTTGGCTTGTAGGGTATGGTTACTACTCTAACCACTTGACACCAACTTCACCAGAATGTTCTATAGCGTTTGTTTCTTTCCAATTAGCTCTAGTCTTTAACCAGAAGATAGCTGCTGCTGTATTGCCGTTCTTAGCCTGTTGGAATAGAGTCTGACCAATAGAGGCGTTGGCATCTATGCGACCATCTTCTAAATCCTTCTTGTAGTGCTTTACTAGCGTATCGTCTGATATGTCTAGCTTGCCAGCAATATCTACATATTTAATGCCTACAGCACTAAGGCTTCGGACTAACTTTCTAGTTTCTTCGGTAGGGATATGTTCTACACCTTGCATATCATTCCTTTTCTAACTCCGAAAGTACAGCCTTTTTGCCTGTAAAGTCTTCCCAACGCTTAACTATTACATCGCAGTAATGTGGCTCAAATTCCATCATCAAACAATGTCTGTTAGTTTTTTCACAAGCTATTAAAGTAGAGCCTGAACCACCAAACAAATCTAAAACTGTGCTCACATCCTTAAAGTAATCAAACGCCCACTCAGCCAAAGCAACTGGCTTTTGGGTTGGATGTACTCTTTGTTGGTTTCTCTCGCTATCTTTGTTAAAACCTTTCCAAAGGTGTCTAAAAATACGGACAGATGACCATTTAGACTTTACCCAAGCCAACTCACAGTCTGATTGAGTATCTGCCATTTTGTCCTCTACACGCTTATCCCAAACAAACCAGTTGTTTGATTGTGGCAAAGCATGGCAATAGTAATTAGCACCCCACCAAACTTGCCTTTTAACTTGCAAAACGCCCTCTACAATTTGGTAGGCTTCAACGGCATAGTCAATCGTATCGTCTTTAAAGTCTTTAAAATTATGGTTTTTAGCTAAGCCTGTCTTTCTAGCGGTTCTGTCACCTTTTTCATTAATTCCGTAAGGTGGGTCTGTATAACAAAGGTCAATCGTTGTGCCAGCTACCAATTTTTCTACTGCATCTATGCTTGTGCTATCACCGCACATAAGTCTATGATTTCCAAGAATATATATATCGCCTAGCTTGGTTTTAGGTTCTTCGGGCAATTTAGGCACAGCATCTTCATCCGTTAGCCCTTCTGTTTCTTCTACAGGGTTTAACAGGGCATCTAGCTCATCAGGATCAAAACCTAACAAGGAAAGGTCTATATCGTCTTTTAGGTCTTGCAACTCTAGCGACAGCATAGATGTATCCCACCCTGAATTGAGTGCGATTCTATTGTCTGCCAAGACATAGGCTTTTCTTTGTGATTCTGTAAGGTGGTCTAGTTCTACTACCGGCACTTTATCCATGCCTAGTTTTCTTGCTGCCATGAGCCTTCCATGACCAGCTATAACTGAGTTATCTTTATCTACAAGAATAGGGTTATTAAATCCAAACTCTTTTATAGATCCTGCTATCTGCGCCACTTGCTCGTCTGAGTGTGTTCGTGCGTTTTTAGCGTAAGGAATCAGCTTGTCTACTGCTTCCCATTTAATTTGTTTTGCGCCTAACATTCCATTCCCTATGGGTTGATGGTTGATGATGTTGCTATTCTACAACAGATTTTACGAGTACGACCTTCATGCTATCTACCATCCTAGGTAGGATTGTTAGCATTTGGTCTGATATATTCATTTCTTCTGCTAGTTTGCTTTTGACAAACTGTAGTTCTTTTACAACAAACTTATCTTTCCACCCTAGATACCAATGCCAATCTGTGTAGTAGAGCCAACTGTTTTCGTTAAATGCTCGTACATGGGTTGGGTCTTGCCATGCTCCTAGGCTTAGATCGTATGGCACATGGATGTGGAACTCTCCACCTTCTACAAGTAGATCCTTGCAGTTTGTCATTGCCTTTACTAAGTCTGGGATATGCTCTAAGACATCGTTAGCGATAATCTTAGTAAACATTCCTTGTTCTACTTTTATCTCTCCGAATCTTGTAGAGATTGTTTCTCCCCAAGGTATCTTGGTAATGTCTAGCACCCAATCTGGTTTCTTGCTTTCCTGTATGTCTGCGTTTAGACAGTCCTCTCGGAAGTCTTTTCCGCTACCTAGATTAAGAGTTTTTTCTGTAAACAACAATAAAGTCTTTCCAATAGCCTTCCATCACAGTAGTATATTCTACAGTAATGTCGTACCCATTTCGCTTTGCCCAAGTCTTTAATGCCCCTGCTGCATCTGGATAAAATCTCCAACAGTCTACAGGAAAGGCATGATAATCACCTGTTGATGGTGCGTTAATGTAGAACAATCCTCTTGGTTTAAGTATTCTGAGTGCTTCTAAAAATGTTATCCAAAACATTTCTGAATGCTCAAAACAAGAGCTTGTAACAATCATATCTGCATAGTTATCTGGCAGAGGGAATGTATAAGCATCCTCTAGCACAATATCTACACCTTTTGCTTCTTGAAAATCTAACCCTACATAGTTGCTTGGTGGTGCTACATCTCTGATGCTTCCATTAACATTTTGAGAACCTATTTCTACAATCGTAGGATTTACAAATTCATTTGCATAACTTTGGAAGAACGCTGTTGCTGATTGCATTGCAGTTGGATGCATTTACCACTTAACCTTGTCTGCCCAGTACGCTGCACTCATCTTGCCTTTAGCTATGTTGCTTGCATGACGAGCCTTAAATGACTTTCTTCTTGCCTTGTCAGCTTGCGACTCGCCCTCTCTTGGTGGGCTACCTGTCATTCCTTGCTGACCAAAACGGATGGTCTTTACCTTATCTCCCTCTTTTGCCACGACTACATGGCTTTTAGTAGGGTGGCTAGGTGTCTTTTTAGGTTTGTTATACCCTGCTACACCAATCCGTTCTAGGACTCCTGCAGCTTCTCTAATCTTCACTTTTTGTATCGAGCAGACTTACCAGCTTCTGACATAGCAATTGCCATAGCCTGTTTAGGGTTCTTGACTACCTTCTTAGACTTGCCAGAATGTAGAGTTCCTTCTTTGTACTCACCCATTACTTTGCCAATCTTCTTCTGTGCCTTGGTCATCATTTTTTAGCTTTCATTGGCTTTGCTGTTTTAGCTGCCTGTTTAAATGCTTTAGCTGTTGGTGCGCCTGGTGTGCCTGGCTTACGCATCTTCTCGCCTGATCCTTCGGCTATGCGTTTTCTCTTTGCTGCGATATTCCCGTAAAGACTATTCTTCATCTTCCATCTCCATTTCTTCTTCCTCGCCGACAGCTTCCCAAGCCTGACAGCCATTTTCATCGGAACATACAAAGTCGAATATAGCACAATGACCCATGCCTTTAGCTACTCCGCACTTGGTCATTTCTTCGCCTTGCATATAGTATTCGCAGGCTTTGCACTTGCCCTCACCATCTTTGCGCGCCCCATAATTGGCAGTCAAAATGGCTTTCTTCTTGTTGCCCTTGTTTATATCGGCATCAACAGTAGATAGTGGGCAAGATTCTGTATCTGACTCTAGTAGACCTCCCTCGGACTTCTCAGCCATCTTAGGCTCTTTGCCCAACAGACCGATCATTATCGACATACCTTTTTTTTCCATATCTCACCCGAAAAAATAGCCCTATTGCTAGGGCTATGGAAGAAGAATCACTAAATTCTGGGTGCAATGACCCAAAGAAATTATACAATTGTTTATTAATTTTGTGAAGTAAACCATTGTTGATGTAGTTCCGGCATATTTTCTTTTATCCATTGTTCTGCCTCTCTGTGGTTTTTGCCATGATCCATTCCGATAGTTTGGCTACCGACATGGTGGACATAAGACCGACTGACATAGTTTTTGTATCCGTTAGCCCTAATTTCTAGGCATTGGATGTCATCCGAGAACCAGTTGATAGGCTTGTAATCTACCCATTTGTCCTTATGTATATAACCGAATAGGGGAGAAATAATATCTGTAGGAATTATTTTTCCTTCTTCTACATATCGGATGCCTTCCCTTTGCTTGAACTCTCGGATGTTTTGGTAGCCACGAACATAATCCGATTTAGCCGACACCCAAGCAGTATCCTCTGGCAATAGTTCTACATCTTTTAACATTAAACAATAAGAACTAGGGGTTAATACTATGTCATCGTTAGCTAC